CGAATATAAACTTATAGTTTTGCATAAGGCGTACATGACTTAAGAACAACTCACGCACAACCACACTCCAATCCATAGGAGCACCACAGAAAACTCTAGTTTTACCAAGAGCAGCTTTCTTTGCAGAAACAGCTTCATCTTTAAGATGAGCTGTAAATACAGGACTATAAGCTATGCCTTGATTATAAGAATTTCGCACATTCTTAACTCTTCTAGACATTTCAGGGGCAAGTTTGACAGGATCAGAAAGACCACGCTGAGGCTCTTCCTTCAATAGATGCTTCTTCTTAGACTCACCAAAAGGCGCACCAGCAGAAGTAGATCTCTTGACGGAATCAACGAAAGCAATACCTTCTGCTCCATTAAGGGCATCAAATTCATCATACCGCTGTAGCATCTTAATTGCACCAGACGGTAATTTTGAACGAACATGGGCTAAATAAGCATCTCCACACTCACGAACTCGACCAGGGTCTAATTGCGTAACTGGATCACACATATCTAAAGCCGCAATTCGCCATGGACGAAAACTAGCCATATCAGGTCTAGTATGGGTAGTATCGATACCACGTTTGTTAATAGCTTCCCGGATGGGAGTATTACAAACTTGAGATTTGGGGGTGGGTCGATAACCTTTAAAACTTCCATAAATGGTAGCAGCTCCATCTTCAATATAGCGAAACACACTCTTGGGATGTAATGATCCAAGTTCTCGAGTTTTCTTCTCAGAATTCAAGACAGGATTTTCCCAAGTAATAGGTGGTTCACCTAATTCAGATATCATAGATAATAAAACACTTTTTAAAACTATGGTAGCTCCTGCTCGTGCTCTGCCATTATCAATAATACCAACAGAATGTATACCCAAAATACCTTTGCTTTGGCCACACATGGCTACTAAAGGCATACCACATTGACCATTATAAGTCTCAGCAGCAATTGGCGAAGTAGCACAATTAAGGGGAAAAGTTAGGTTCTTAGCCTTAACAGACTCATACCTAATATGTTTCATAGGATACCGATCAATTCGGCCAGTTTGGGACCTATCAACATAATGTCCTTCACTGTGACCAGTAGGCTGATTATCAAGAAAATAATCGACGATACTCTTCCGAGGAGGTACAGTCATTAATCGAATCATAGCAATATCCTTTGCAATATCTCGAACTATATCTTTTTCACTCACAGCACAATCAGATTTCATAGATATACCATTCTTATCAACACCCATAAGTATAGATATACCATCAATACCCTCGGGCAGAGAATGATTGTTTGTAATATAATAATGTTCGCCTACACCAACTAAACGACACACAACTGTGTGCTTAGTACCAAAGGCTTCAGCATACAAAACATTATGTTCAACTCGTTTTGAAAGATCTTCAATATTCATACATTTAGCTTTTTCACTACCTTGAAAAGTGGTGATCTCGCTAGTTTCCGAATAATAATAATCCTTACGTTCACGTGTAAGCGGAATAATATTACCTTGAAGACTACCAGAAGACATCAAAAACTTCATGGCAGTTCCGGCAACAATAGACGCTGCAAGGATAACAAAAATAAAAGGAACTTTCACAACGTTGGTCTGAATATTTCTACCCAC